ACCCTAGCGGAAAAATTCCACTGCCTTATAATCCAATAGTCCCGACCAAATAAGGATGTCTTATGGCTCTTTTCATCCAATCCGGTAACGCTCTAGTTAGCCGTGTAGCGCAATGGGTAGGAGCCATTCCAACCACAACAGGCTTAAACGCCACAGCATTCAATTCGTCTACCGGAGTTATTACAACCTCCGCATCGGCAAATGGAATCATCTTGGTTGGTGACTTTATTGGAACAAGCATTTTAAAGCCCTATACAACAGTTTTAGCGGTTTCCGGCACTTCCGTCACAGTAAGCGATATTGAAGGCATTTGGGCAGGTACAACCTATCCTACGGCCATTCTTAAATTGCCCACGCAATCAACGTCTGAAATTCTGTCTTCTATTCAATTGTGCGAACTAAAAATGCGTACCATTGAGTTGCCAGCTTTGCGGTCTGACCCATATGGTGCTACGCCTTCAGTATTGCTGACAGATTCCAATGGTTTTGCCACTATCCCTGCGGATATGAACAAGCCAATCTTGTTTTTTCAAGAAACGCCTAATAGTTCTGTCCCACCAGGCACTCCTGCGGCATCTATGGGTCCTTGGATTATTTATGATCGAGTTGGTGACCGAGAAATCATTCGCAGACGCATGATTGACCAACTTTATGTGCGTCCGTTTGGTGTTCCCCGTGTGATTCGGGCTTCATTTTCTGAAGTTGGTGGGAAATACATCTTTACGCCTAATCCTGGTGAAAACGTCAGCATTAAAGCGTATTACCAACGCACATTTCCATTTTTATTTGGACCAACAGACGATGCACTGAATCCTATTGTGCAAAACAATGCGGCTTTAGCTTCATTTCCTGAAGGCTATATGTACGGCACATTGTGGGCGTATTACGACAAGAACAAAAACACGGATGAAGCTCAAAAATGGAGCGCACGTTATGAAGATGCTTATGGTCTGATTGAAGATCAAAACTTTAAAGGTAAATGGCTCGGAGGCGACCAACACCTTACTTCAGAATTCCAACCAAGAAATTATCGCTACAGCTTCAAGTAAGGAAAAGTCATGGCAACAAGTGGTCTTTACGGAAGCAGCCCAACAGGTGGTTTGGTTGCGGCTCCTGGCGCTGAATCAGCAGGTTTGTATGGAAATTCTACAAACTTTGGCGGCACATATTTTGAGTGGTTTATTTTTCAAGAATCAGCTACTGCGCCAGCAACTCCAACAGGTGGATCATGGAACTTTACAACCAATGTAGGAGTTCCTCCTGCAGGTTGGACAACTGCTCCTCCTACTAATCCAACAAATACTGTTTGGTTTTGTATTTCTATTGTTAATAGCCGAAATACTGCAACATTGGTGTGGACTACTCCTGCTCCTTTGGTTAAACAAGGACCTACTGGACCCACTGGAAGTGTTGGACCTACCGGAAGTATTGGTCCCACAGGCACAACAGGACCTACAGGAAATACAGGACCTACAGGAAATGTTGGACCAACAGGTAGCACAGGATTAACCGGACCAACTGGACCCACAGGCAATGTTGGACCCACGGGTTCAAACGGGCCCACAGGACCTACAGGTGCTACAGGCTCTGCCTCAACTGTTGCGGGACCTACAGGTGCAAGTGGACCTACGGGACCTACTGGTTCCACAGGAGCCGCATCAACAGTAGCCGGACCAACAGGTCCTACAGGAACACAAGGAAATACAGGACCAACAGGACCTACAGGAAATACTGGAGCCGCATCAACAGTGGCAGGTCCTACAGGACCCACGGGAAATACTGGAAATACAGGACCTACGGGACCTACGGGATCACTTGGACCTACGGGACCTGGCGGTGCTTTGGCTTATTGGGGTTCTTTTTGGGATACAACAACCCAAACTGCTACGGCCATCAATACACCGCAAGCAATTACTATAAATACTGCTGATCCAGCAAACAATGGTATTTCTATTGCTTCTGGAAGCCGTGTTACTTTTTCAAGTGCAGGTGTTTATAGCCTGACATTTTCAATTCAATTTACTAATACAAGTACCGCTAATGGTTCTACGCAAATTTGGTTGCGTAAAAATGGTGCAAATTTAGCAGATACTAACTCGCATTACGATGTTCCTGATAAACAAGGTAGCGCATATTCAACAGAAGTTTTTACAGTTAATTTTGTTTTAAATCTTGCAGCTTCTGACTACATCCAAGTTTATTGGCAAACAGCCAATTCAAATGTTCAATTAGAAACACTTGCGGCAAGTGGTGGTTATCCAAGAACACCATCTATTATTTTCACTGCTGCCCAAGTGATGTACACCAACCTTGGTCCTACAGGTTCTTCAGGACCTACGGGACCCACAGGAACTGCGGGAACTGCGGGAGCAAATGGTCCTACAGGACCCACAGGAACAAATGGCACTAACGGACCCACAGGTCCTACGGGAACTAACGGCACAAATGGACCAACTGGACCTACAGGCGCAAACGGAGCTGCAGGGACAAATGGACCTACAGGTCCTACGGGCACAAATGGAACAAATGGTCCTACAGGACCCACAGGTGCTAATGGAACTGCAGGAACTAACGGACCTACGGGACCAACTGGTGCAACAGGAAATACTGGCGCAACAGGGCCTACGGGGGCTAACGCGGGGGGTGGCCCGATTGTTCCTAACTTGGATACAGTAAGTTCAAACCAAACTTTGAATAGCGGCACTAATGGATTTTCAGTAGGCCCGATGACCATTGCAAGCGGATATACAGTAACCATCGCATCAGGTCAGCGTTGGGTTGTTCTTTAAAGGATTAAAAAATGGCAATCATTCTTAACGGAAATAACACCCCAACGGCGGGCGCAGTAGCGGTTGGCGATGGAACAACTTTAGCGTTTACATCGGCGGGTACATCGGGGCAATTGTTGCAATCAAATGGTGTTACTGCGCCTAGTTTTACTAGCACATTGAACACTTTAAACCTGACAAACCCAACAGTAACAAACTACACAGAAACTCCATTCTCTGCCAACAGTTCAACTGCCATTACGCTTGCTCTGACTAACGGCACAGTACAAATCATTACCCTAACAGGCAATGCAACTATCACAATGCCAACAGCGACAAGCGGTAAGTCTTTCATCATGTTCTTGAAGCAAGATGCAACAGGCTCACGCACAGTTACTTGGTCAACAGTCAAGTGGGCGGGTGGTACTGCACCGACAATTACAAGCACTGCAAGCAGACAAGATATATTAAGTTTTTTTGCTGATGGCACAAACTGGTATGGTGTCGTTGTCGGTCAGAACTACACGCCATAAGGGGTTTTAATGTTTGCCGCATCAAAAACATCTACCGCTTCTAGCGGCTATCAAATTTCACGCAGTTTGCGCTTTAATAGCGCAGACACAACAAACTTAACAAGAACTCCTGCTAGTGCTTCTAGCAGAACTACTTGGACTTGGAGTGGATGGATTAAAAGGTCAGGACTGTCTAGCCGTGGGACTTTGTTTTCTGCTGGAACAGATGGTTCAAACGAACTTATTTTTTATTTTGAAAACGCAGACACTTTATATCTTTTTAATAGACCTGACGGAACGGCTATTCAAACAACGCAAGTGTTTCGTGACCCATCTGCTTGGTATCACATTGTTTTGGTTTGGGACACTACTCAAGCAACGGCATCAAATCGTTTAAAGTTATATATCAATGGTGTTCAAGTAACTTCTTTTGCAACATCTACATATCCCGCTTCAAGTGGTTTATCTGCTGTAAACAACAACATAACGCATTATCTTGGCATGGTCAGTAGTGGTCTGTATTACAACGGCTACATGACCGAGGTGAACTTTATTGACGGTCAAGCCCTAACCCCATCATCATTCGGTGAAACTGATACACAAACTGGTGTGTGGAAGCCTAAAGCCTACTCAGGCTCATACGGCACTAACGGCTTCTATCTGAACTTCTCAGACAACAGCAACACAACAGCCGCTACATTGGGTAAAGACTACTCAGGTAACGGCAACAACTGGACACCTAATAACTTCAGCGTGACTGCGGGTGTTGGTAATGACAGTATGGTTGATGTGCCTACACCTTATGGTGTGGATACTGGTGTTGGTGGTAGTGTTAGAGGTAACTATTGCACATTAAACACAGTAGATAAAAATAGTGGAATACTTACCAACGGAAATTTAACTTTTAGTGACCAAGGCGCAGATGGTTGGGACAATGCTAGAGGAACTATTGGCGTAACGTCAGGTAAATGGTATTGGGAAGTTACGGCAACAAATGTAGGCAATGTATCGTGCGCTTCTATTGCAAGCCCAAAAATGCCTCTTGGGTTCTTGCCCGGTCAATCTAGTATTTATGGAGTCACTTATTATTCTACTGGTGGCATTTATTACAACAACAATGGTTTTGGTTATGGTAATTCATGGACAACTGGGGATGTTATTGGTGTCGCTTTGGACATGGATAGTGGCAAAGTTTGGTTTAGTAAAAATAATACTTTCCAAGCAAGTGGCAATCCTGTAACAGGTACAAATCCCGCTGTAAGTGGATTGCTGACCTATGACACTACATGGATGCCATGTTCAGGCACTTACTTTAATTCAGCGGTTCAAGATTTTAACTTCGGTCAACGCCCATTTGCCTACACAGCCCCAAGTGGCTTCTTAGCACTTTGCACACAAAACTTGCCAACGCCTACGATTGGGGCGACTACGGCTACCCAAGCAAACTTGTATTTCACGCCAACATTGTTTACTGGTACTGGTTCATCAAGAACAATTACAACTGGTATGCAAAGCGACATGATTTGGTCAAAATCTAGAAGTCAAGCAAACAACAACATTATTTTTGATGTTGTCCGTGGAGCTTCTAGAAATATTCAAACAAATAATACTTCTGCTGAAGCCTATGACCCTGGCTATTATGTAACCGCATTTAATTCTGATGGTTTTAATATTGGCGGTTCTGATGGCAATTTAAATTCAAATGGTCAAACTTATGTTTCTTGGACTTGGAAAGCCAACGGCTCTGGCTCAACCAACACATCAGGCTCTATCACTTCAACAGTAAGCGCAAACACTACGAGTGGATTTAGTGTGGTGACTTATACCAACGCATCATCAGGAACTGTTGGTCATGGACTTGGTGTTGCACCCGCAATGGTAATTTACAAAGACAGAACAAACGCAACAAACTGGATTGTGTTGCATCAGTCTTTGGCAAGTATGTCTAATTCTTATTTAGTATTAAATCTTACAAATGCGGTTGCAACTGGTATCACTCTTGGTGGTAGTCCAACATCATCGGTCATTTACACAAACACTAACATTATTCAAAATGGTGCGGCATCTGTCGCCTACTGCTTTGCAGAAGTAGCAGGGTATAGCAAGTTTGGCTCTTACACTGGCAATGGAACTGCGGGAGATGGGCCATTTGTTTACACAGGTTTTAGGCCCGTATTTGTGATGATAAAAGCATCAAGCACAACAGGCGATTGGCTAATTTTAGACAATTCACGCTCACCATACAACGTAGAGCAAGCTCGTTTAAAACCAAATGATACTGCCGCAGAAGTATCAGGCGATGGCTATGACTACATAGACGCTTTAAGTAATGGTTTTAAACTCAGAGGCATTGCTGGCTCTAACGGCACAAATGGTAGTGGAAACACATACATCTACGCCTGTTTTGCCCAAAATCCCTTTAAATATTCCCTCGCACGATAGGACTCAATCATGTACGCACTTGTAACCGATAACGCAGTCACCCAAGTTGGTGAACTATCAATTCTCTTTCCAAACACATCAAACCCTAATCACGCATTTGCTATTGAACAAGGTGCATTGGAAGTGGTGGAAGGTGAGCAAAAAGACCAACGCTTTTATTGGGTGACTTTTGACAGTTACCAAGTCAATGGCTCTGTGGTCACTCGCACCTACACAAACACGCCAAAGGCTTTGGAGGATGTGACTGAGACACCAGAGGGTCAGACTGAGCCTGTTACGACTAAGGGCTTGAAGTCACAATGGATTGCTCAGAACAAAGCATCTGCTAACTCACTACTGGCATCTACTGATTGGATGGTCATTCGCAAGGCAGAGCGTGATGTGGCTATCCCTGCTGATGTGGTGACAGAACGTGCAAAGATTATTGCTGACTGTACGGCTAAAGAGGCGGCTATTACAGCTTGCACGACAATGGAAGAATTCTTGGCTGTTGTTGCGCCTGTTCAAACCGGAGTATTTGAATGACAACAAATATCAATGCCGATAATGGCGTAGTAAGCGGTATTGCAGGGCTTAAAACAAGCGCAGATAACAGCGGTGTTTTAGTATTGCAAACTAATGGTACTACTGCTTTAACTGTTAACGCATCCCAAGCCATTGGTGTTGGTAGTACGCCTAGTTTTGGTACATCGGGGCAAGTGTTAACTTCTGCGGGTTCAGGTGCATCACCTACATGGACAACTGCAACATCAAGCCAATGGACAACTACTGGTTCTGATATTTACTACACAACTGGAAAAGTTGGTATTGGTACGGCTACACCCGCCACAAAATTGGATGTTAGTTCAACTACAGCAGTAGCAACATTTACTACAACGCAAACATCAGGTAATGCGGTAACTATCAATGTAGATGGTAGTTCTGGAACACCAGTTGGATTGCGTGTTGCCGCAGGGTTTGGAACTATTGGTTCAACTGCAAAACTTATCAATGTTGTTGATAGCGCAGGTGGAAATCTTTTTAATGCTCAAGCAAGCGGTGTTATTGGTGTTGGTTCGGGTATTGCCTTTCCCGCAACTCAATCAGCATCATCAGACGCTAATACGCTAGATGACTATGAAGAAGGGACTTGGACACCTACTTATACTTCTGCAAGTGGGTCATTTACAAGTATTACTTACGTTGGAACAGTTGTAGGACGATATACAAAAATTGGAAATTTAGTAACTGTAATAATTACCTTCGGTACAGACGCTATCACTGTTGGAACAGCTTCTGGTGATGTAAGAATTTCTGGTCTTCCTTTTGCACCGCCAGCGGCTGGCGCACCGGGTAGCGGCATAGTAAGCCGTAATTGGGGAACAAATAATCCAAATGCAATTTTGGGGGTAGGAAGTCAAACTTACTTATTGCTTTATTACAAAGCTACATCAGCAGGAACTAGCTCAACTTGCCAAGTAAGTGATTTATCTACGGCTAGTGACAAAAATTACGTTCAATCTACTTTTTCATACACTGTTTAATTATTTGCATTGGAATAATGCAGACGGACACTTAACTTAAAGGAAATTAAAATGTCACTTACTAAAACCACAACTGTTGACCAAATTACAGTAACCGAAAACGGCATTGTTCTATATCGTGAAGCTACTCGCATTATGGAAGATGGCAATCAGATTAGCCAAACATTCCATCGTTCAAGCCTTACACCCGCACAAGACTTAACAGGCGTTCCTGCTAACGTAGTTGCTATCTGCAATACAGTATGGACTGCGGAAGTTATTGCGGCTTATCAGGCGGCACAGGCGCAACAAACTTAAAACATAGTATTGGAATAGCAATGAAAATAGCCGTGTATGCAATATCCAAGAACGAAGAGCAATTTGTTCAGCGTTTTTGTGATTCAGCAAAAGATGCAGACTTGATTCTGATCGCAGATACAGGGTCTACTGATGACACAGTAAAACTAGCATTGGAATGTGGTGCAAAAGTTTATGATGTTTTTGTCAAACCTTGGCGGTTTGATAAAGCTCGTGATACTGCTTTAAATCTTATTCCACCTGATTTTGATGTCTGCATTAGCCTAGATTTAGATGAAGTTTTAGAGCTAGGTTGGCGTGAAGAAATTGAGCGTGTTTGGCAAGAAAATACGACTCGTTTGAGATACAAATTTGATTGGGGTTGTGGAATATCTTTCTTTTATGAAAAAATACATCACAGAAATGGATACCACTGGCATCACCCCGTCCATGAATATCCTCGTCCTGATGGCAGGATTCAAGAAATATATGCCCATACGGATATGCTCTTAGTAAGCCATTTGCCAGACAATACCAAGTCTCGTGGCCAATATATGCCACTGCTTGAATTGGCGGTAAAAGAAGACCCACATTGCCCTAGAAACGCTTTTTATCACGCACGGGAACTAACCTTCTATTATCGTTGGCAAGAGGCTATAGAGGCTTTAAATAAGTATTTAGCTATGCCTGAAGCTATTTGGCCTAATGAAAGATGTTATGCCATGCGGTTATTGGGTAAATGCCATGATGAATTGGGCATGGCGCATGAGGGTTTGAAATGGTATAGATTGGCTTGTGCTGAAGCTCCTAATACCCGTGAGCCTTGGTGCGAGTTGGCCATCTCTACTTACAGATTAAATATGTGGCCTGAAAGTTATGGCGCAGCGTTATCGGCTTTAAATATCATTGATAAACAGGCCGTTTACACCATGGACCCAAGCGTTTGGGGTGAAAAGCCATACGATTATGCAAGTATTGCCGCTTGGAGGCTTGGATTAAAAGATCAGGCTATCGAATTTTGTAAGAAAGCTTTAGAATTTAACCCTACAGATGCCCGTCTTTTGGACAATTTGAAGCAGATGGAATAATATGTATACGCCTTTACGAACACCTTTTACCTCAATGTCGTTTACTCCCGACATCCCTAGCAATGCTTTGGGACCAAATGAGTACAACATTGGTAAAAATGTAGAGGCCGATGTACGTTCTATTAAGAAAATCTTTGGTGAAATTCAGATTTGCTCAACCATTACCGATATGCCCATCTTTATGGAAGGTGGCTTTCGTTCAGAGATATCATGGGTATATATCGTAGCAACCCGTAATTCATCTAGCCAAGGTAAATGGTGGATGATTACTGCTACTGGAATAACCAACATCACCCCAGGTGTTGGAGCTAATCCATCCGTTTACCTGTCAGGCTATACAGAAGATATTAATATCACCTTTTCTTGGGTTGGTAATGTCTTTTTTATGAATGACACCCTTTCTAACCCCATGTATTTCTTGCCAACAAGCAATGAAATTACAGTAACTAGCAATGCTGCATGGAATTACGAGCCTAGTGTTACCTCAACAACGGCAGGTTTTGTCAGGAATTACTGCTCACCTAACGTGGGAAACATTCTTGTTGCGGGTAATTTGACCAAAGTTATTGGCGGTACAACTTATAACTACCCCACAACTGTAAGATGGTCGCAAGCTTTTGCTAATACTGGTATTCCTGCTACATGGGAACCAACTCTATCTAACGTGGCCAATGAGCAAGAAGTTCCTGTTCGTGGACCTTTGATTGACGGATTCTTTCTTGGTGGTAACTTTTATGTGTGTTCCTATTGGGATACAGTAGTTTTCTCACCTATTTCCTATCAAAACAGTACTGCGCCTATCTTTGGTGTTCGACTGTTAAACCAAGGCCGTGGATTGTTTAACAATAATTGTTGGACAAATACAGATGCTAATGTCTACGGCATTGATGCTCGTGACATTTGGGTATTTAATGGCTCAGAATTTTCATCTTTGGGCAACCAAAAAGTAAAAGATTACTTCTTTGCCAACCTAAACCCAACCTATTCGGGTCGGATGTTTATGGTTAACAATACCCAAAAGTATCAGATTGAAATTTACTATCCTGATCTGACATCTACAGGTTGGTGTAATAAGATGCTTGCTTGGAGATATGACCTCCAAGTATGGAATGCCCCTAAAGACATCCAAAACGCTTGTATGGGCACTGAAGGACCTCGTTGGGTAGATAGCTCACCCGACTACTTTAATTTGTCTTCTAGGGCTACTGTATATGCCAAGGGTGGTGTTTCTAGTTCTAGATTAATTGAGACTGCCATTACCAATGCTTTTGTAGGTTCTGCCATTGATGCTCAATTTGAGCGTACCAATGTAACCTTGCAAACTGCCAATGGTCCTGTTCCTTACTCCAATAAGGTTTATGTTCACCGCTTGCTGCCTGAAATAGCAGGTACTGGAAAGATCAATATAACTGTTGGTGGTGCTAACTCTACTGCTCAAACCCCCGTGTATGGTGATACTGGTGTAACCAACATTGATACTGATACGCCTTGGGTTCCTACTCAACAAAACTCTGTTCGTACTGTTGCAGTGAAATTTAGTTCAAATGATGCAACTGATACTTGGAAAATGAGTGCCATGAACTGGCAAGCCACTGTTACTGAGGATGCCTTCTAATGCCATTCGCTTTAACCAATGACCCTTCGCAATCGGAGATATCTGAAGCCATCAATTATTTGTTGGCCAACTTTGGATCTAACCTTGTTGCTGACAATACGACAGGCATTATTACAGGTCCGTCAGGGGTAATTATTGCGTATTTGTATCAGTATTTATCTGTCAAATATGCGGATAGTTTTGATGGATCGGTTAACTTTAGCAACAGTCCAACTAATCGTCAGTACTATGGTTTGCGTAATACCACTAGTTCTGTAGAGTCCCCTGATTATGCTGATTACATTTGGTATCAGGCAGCAGGTGGATTTGGTACTACAAAGTTTCTTTGGTATCAAACAAGTGGTGGTCGGCAAGTTAACTTTTTTGTTGGAACTGCTGCGCCTGATTCATCTTACGTTCAAGAATCAGGACCTGCAATTGATCTAGATATTGTTACAACAGTAGTAGCAGTAAATTCGTTTAACAGTGCTTTGCCATCAATTTATCAATGGACTGCAAGTTCTACGCCTCCTGCTAGACCAACAACCACATCAACATATACATGGGCGACAGGAGCTTATACGGCTCCTGCGGGATGGTCTACAACTCAGCCTGTTAACACAACGCCAGGCTCGTACTTGTGGGCAATTACAATTCCATTAGTAGTTTTGTCCACTACTGTTACATCGACTTTAAATTGGACTAATACTTCATATGCCATTTATGTGGCCGGATCTAATGGTGCAACTGGTGGTACTGGTACGGCAGGTGCTAATGGTTTAGCGGCTATTACCGCATACAGATCGCAAAGTCAGTCTTCTGCGGCTCCAAGCACCCCAAGTAACACCACAGGTGCTACTGCACCTTCTGGATGGTCTTTAACGGCTCCTAGCGTGACTGTAGGTGATGTTCTTTGGTATACCTTTGGACAGTACAACTCTTCAAGCGGAACAATCAGTGGAATTCCTGCGGGACAAACGCAATGGGGTGTTCCTACTGCTGCTTCAATTTTTCAAGATATTCGCTCTGACAACTGGAATGGTAGCAATCCACCTGTAGCGGGAACACCTGCAACCTATGGCACTGCGGGATACTACATTCAACGTGCAACAGGCGATATGTTCCTAAACAGTATCTATGGCCGTGGTGTTGCTCAGTTTGATGGTTATAACAATGCAGGTGGTACGGGTTACGCAATTGTAATTAACCAAACAGGAAACCAAACTGGTGGTGGATTTTTCAATGCTGGAACTGGTGGCTATGCTATTTCAGCCAATGGCGGTACAGGTAAAGTAGGTGTGTGGACGCATGGTTATGGTGGCGATGGCTTACAAGCTTATTGCTATGGTGCAACTGCCAATGCCATTCGTGCTGAACACGCATTCGCTTTACCTGCTTTGTATATTTCTAATGGAATTATTCGTTGGGGTGTTTATGACATTGCTACCCCTTCTGGATCTACAAGTACGTTTTTGCGTAATGATGGCCAATGGGCATCCCCATCTGTTAGTTCAGGTGTTTCTAGCCTTGCAACAAGTAATGCTTCTAGCGGTCTAACACTATCTGCTTCTGCATCCACAGGTGCGGTAACTCTTACTTTGTCAGGTACACCAAGCTTTGCAACAAGTGCAGGAAGCGCAACTAGTGCAACTCTTGCTTCTGATTCAAATGCTTTAGGTGGTTTAGCTCCATCACTTTGGGCTAGGATTTTTCCAACCAACTCAGGCACTGCCAATGCGGGTGGTGCGGGACTAAACATATTAGGTTCTGGCTCTACTGGAATTGCTGGCGCTTATGTTGGTACTGCGGGTTCTGGCAATACTGTAACAATTGATGTACGCACAACAAGTCCATCTGATGTACGTTTAAAAGAAGAAATTACCGATATTGATGTTGGTTTAGCCTTTGTTAAACAACTTAGACCTGTTTCTTACAAACTAAAAGCTGATCCAAAGCATCAAAAAGGCTATGGTTTTATTGCTCAAGAAGTTGAAAACTTGATTCCAAACCCTTCTTCTTTGGTTTATGAAGAACCAGATTGGAAAGTAGGGGATGAAATTGGCTTTAAAACTATCCATTACCCCTCGTATATTGCTGTTTTAACCAAGGCAATACAAGAATTGACTGCTAAAGTAGAAGCATTGGAAGCAAAGGTAACATAATGCCAAGAGAAATTAATATACCCGCACAGCAGATTTATGAAGATATTTACTCTTTGCAGGAATTACCTGATAACCAAAGTGTTCGGGTTGTTGTTTGCGTGACCACCCAAGAGGGTGAGTTTATTGTTCCAAGCCAATGCCGTGAGTACATGATTACTGGCGAACAGTATGTTGAGCTTAATTCCGCTAATCCTTCATGGCATCCTGGCAAACCTGCCGGAACCTACTTTAATGAAGATTTGTGGCACTTTATTGATTTAATGAAGGTTTAATATGGGTGGATTTTCAGCACAAGTACAACCTAATCAGGTTTCAGGTCCCGCTAGTAAGGGTGCAGGATTGAGTGCCAATCAGTTGGGCATGAACCCTATTAATCCGTCTTTAACTCAAAAGATGGAAAACAGCATGAGCCAACCCAATGATGGGGCAATAGATCCCACTCAAGGCATGATGGGTGGACAAATAACGATGCCTGGTCAAGGTGGCCAACCAAAATTAGGTATGCCTAATGCCTATTCAAACACCTTACAACCATGGGATAATCAAGCCCAACAACCACAAGCTGGTATGGGTAAAGGATTGGGCGGCTTGGCAAACCAAATGTCCAAACAAACTGGTAAAGGAGTCTAATCATGGGCGGTGGAAAAGGAAGTAGTTCTTCGGCTCCTATAGTCACGCAAGAACAAAAAGACGCAATTGCAGCACAAACAGGTTTCCTGACGGGAACCGCTTTACCTGCATATCAAAACACAATTGCTGGCGCTAAAGATGTGCTTTATGGCACTGCCGCCAATGCATTACCCGCCATGAACACTGCTTTGGGTGTTGCAGAGCGTGGCATGCATGTTGGGCAAGCTGTGGGTGAATCTGGTATGTATGCTGGAAACCAAGGCCAAGGTGGTTTAGCCACTTACCAAACTGGTGTTGGCCAGAATCTGCTTGGAACAGGTGCTGTTGGCTTACAACAAGCGGGTTGGAATCAAGCCAATCGTGGTGAGCTTTTAAGCAAAATTGGTGGCGATCAGCTACAAAACTTGTTTAGCCCACAATACAAACAAGAACAAATTCAAGCTTCATTGCAACCTGCCCGTGAAGAAATTCGTGAGCAACTTGGTGGCCAAAATGCTATGTTTGGCGCTTCAGGTGGTTTAGGCTCATCTCGCATGGCTTTGGCTAACAAAAACCTTGAGCAACTTGGCCAACAACGTCTTCAATCTGCTGCGGCTCAAACTTCTGCTGCGGTGGAAGGTCAACGTCAACAAGCGGCTAATACATTGCTTGGAACAGGCCAAGGGGCTCTTGCTCAATCTCAGGGTGCTTTTGGTACTTTGTTTGGTGGTGGTCAGGGCGCATTGCAACAAGCAGGTGGTTTGTATGGAAATCTTGGAACACAAGGTTTGGCTTCTACATCTTTGGCTAACCAATTGGCAACAAGTCGTGTTGGTTTGGCTCAAACACCACAAGATGTGTTTAGCAAGTATGCGTCTGTAATTTACGGAACACCTCAAGCTTCTACAACACCTAGTTTTGCTGGTACACAAGGCCAAAAGTCTTCCAGCAAAGGTTTTGGATTCTAAGGAACAATCATGGCAGATACCCCATTTGGTTTAAGTTTTGGCGACCCAAGAAGGTACATGGGTTCAAGCCCTTTGGCTGAAATAGGTAAAGCCGCCAAAACAGGTTTAGTTTTATATGGTTTGCAACAAACAGGTGCAATTGCCGCATTAGATAAACTTGGTGTTAAACCTAATCAAGCTGGCACATTTTCTTATAACAATCCTATTGGACCTACTGGTTCTGTGCCTCCTTCTGGCGCTGCAATGCAACCTGTAGTGCCTAATGCTCCAATGGCTAATGCGCCAACACCTGCTATTGCAACTCCTGTTTATGATAGTGCGCCTATGTCAACAACACCTCCTGCAAATATTGGAGTAGATGTTCTTGATGGTAAATACGATGGTGCTGAACAATCATTTGTAGATCCACAAGCGCAACGAGACTTTAATCCGTATGTGCCGCAAGCTATACCAAATCCAGTAGCGTTAAGTGGTAATGAATATCAGCAAATGCCAGGTTATGGCAAGTTAGCTAAAGCCATGCAAGGTTTTGGCGGTGGAATGTTTGGATAAGGAACAATCATGGCAGAAGTTATTCAACAACAAGCTCCGTCAGTTACGATTTATCCAAGTGCTTTGCAAGACGCTGCATCTATTAAAGATTCAGCCAATGCGGCTTTGGCAACTCGTGACACTAAAGGTTTGATAAATGCTGCCCAACAAATGGGTGTTGATACGCCTGAAGGCAACGCTACACTCAAAACAGCTCAAGAGATGCAACAAAGATCTAATGAGTTCAAAAGCATAGTTGCACCAATTACTGAGGCTAAAACTGATGGTGAGCGCAACATTGCTGCTGCCAAAGCTTTGCGTAATGTCAGCCAAGAACCTTTATATGGCCAAGCATTGATTGCTTTTATGATGGGCCAAAAAGAGGCTGCTTTTAATTTAGCCACTGGTGGCGCTTTAAAAACTACCACTGAATATGCCAAAGACAATGGCAACATTATTCAAGTAACAGTTAACGCTCTTGGCCAACCACAAGGATATTTTGATGTTGAACAAAAACGTGTCCTTACTCCTGAAGAATATTCAAAACGTGGTGGCAGCGTTTCTGACATCGACAAAACTTTTGCTATTAAAAGTGCAGAAGAAAATCGTTCACGTTACAACTCTTCTTTCCAAAACGAAAGAATAGCAGTAAACAAATGGACAGAGGCTTATGCTGGACTTGCTCCAAAGCTTGAGTTCTTAGATAACTTTTACAGAAAAGCTAAAACTGATCTTGCGCCTGATGATTATGCAAAAATGGTTGGTGCAATTGCTAACAGTGTTGGACAATCTAGCACTAAGTCCAATGCATCTACTTATTTTAACCAGATCAATGACAACAAAAGCAAAGGTCAAAGTCAAAAGGTCGATGCTGGTCTAGCTGCCAAACTAGGCATTCCTAAAGAATTAATTGGTACTGAATTTAGTATTGATGGAAACTTTCTTGTTTCTAAATCTAATAATCAGAAATATGATTATGGCGCTTTAAAGCAGCAGACTGATTCTGCAAGCTTGGCTTCTGAGGCATCACAAAATAGTCAATCTACACTTGAAAGCCTTGTTACTTCTAAAAAGTTTCAAGATTCTATTTCTGGTAAATCACCTGAAGAAAAAGCTAAATTAATTCAGCAAATGAAAACTGCTATTCAATTTGGTAACGAGGTAGGTTCTGAATTAAATAAAGCGGTAGACCAATACGGCAAACCAACATTTATTTCTTTGCCAACTGCTGCATCATTTACAGATACACAAGCGCAAGCAATGACTCAACTTGCTCAACATAAGCAGAATGCAGAACAAATTGCGGCTTATAGAGATCACTTTGATAAAAATGCCAAACATTACGATGAGACTAAGACTTTGCCAGTGCCTGGTGCTATTGGTGCGGCTTACACTGCAAAACCAATCTTTAATGAAATTCGTGATAGGTGGTCCAATGAAATTGGCAAGATCATGGAAGGTGAATATGTTGCTCGTGCCACAAGACAACAATCTGCTGCCAAACCAAAACCTCAAGGTCAGTCTGCAGCGCCTGTAGCACCACCAGCAGCGACAAACAAAAAGCCCACTTTGTCAGAACTTAGAAGACAGGCCGGAGGTTAATCATGGCAAAATTTGATGAACAAAAATTTAGGTCTTCCGCAAAAGCGGCTGGTTATTCTGATGAAGAAATTGATGCAGAATTAAAAAGCACACCCGCACCTGTTGGCGCTGCCGTTCCAAACATTGTGCCTATTGCTGATGGTCGAGAGACTACTGCTGCATTTGAAAAAGAAGCACAAGCAAAAGGTGCAGAGCTTATAACTTCTGCCAAACAAGAACAAGAAGCTACTTTAGCTGCACCCCCATTTGATTTTATGAAGGCTCTTAATTCACCTGTTGGTTATGTAACAGGTGGTGCTGCTTTAGGCGCTCTTGCTGTTGGCGCAGGATATGGTTTAAGCAAATTAAAATCAGGACTTAGTGGCATTAACCAACGCAAAATTGGCAATCAACCAATAGACAGAACAATTGATATCCCAATGGATACAATTGAAAAAAGAAATGTTAGCCCATTTGCTCAACAATTTGAAACAACTTATGGTGTGCCTTTAGCTGATGCTGAAAGATTAACAGGCGGTCCAATTACCAATCCTAAAGATGCGGCTATTGTTGGTGGAGCATTAAAAAATCAGGGTGGAATTTCTGTAAACAATCCCTATCAAACAAGCCCATATACACAAGCTCCTGCACCTGTTGCACCAGTTGCACCTGTTCCCGCTGCTGCACCACAAGCCAATGCACCTATTGCACCTACACCTAGCGTCCAAGCAAGTGTAGAAACTGGTAATACGGCCAAAGCCGTTCAAACAGTTGTTGCTCAAGAACTTGATAAAGTTACTGGTGTTGCTCCTACTTTGGCCACATTTAATCGTGATGCTAATGGCAACATTCAATATCCCAAAGGAATGAGTTCTGCTGCCAAACAGGGTGCTGAAGCTTTTGCTCAACAATATCCAGATAAAGCTAAAGCTTTGGCTGCAGAAGGTCGCTTTGGAATCTTGGGTGCTGGCTCTGGTGACAACAATTTGTTTAACTCTTACGGCTCTGACATGATGAAAAGAATCCGTGATGAAGTAAACCAAGGTCAAATGGTTGGACCATATGCCAACTATGAAACAAAAGTAAATCCGGCCATCAAGGCTATTTCTCCTGAGACTGCAATTGGCAAAGATTTGGCTCAATTAAGAGAAGCTCAAATTGGTGGCAATTACGGACCACTTGGGACACCTGCAAGTATTGGTGGCAAAAAAGGTGGCTTAATTCAAGGCACTAATATGGTTGCCAAAGCAGTTAAGGCGGGTGGTCCTGCTGTGCTTTTGATGGGAATTGCTGATGCTGCTAAAGCTGCAGAACAAGGTAAGTACAGTGAAGCTGCTATGCGTAGTGTGGATGTGGCAACAGACTATCTACCAATGATTTCACAATTGAAACAAGGTTTAGCACCTACTGAAGTTGGCGCACCTGGCGTTTCACAACAAAGAATTGAAAGCTCTGCATTGCTTGGTAGCCCTTATGCCCAAACTGAATGGGCTAAGAATCAACGATTAAAGGAAAAAGCTGGCGCTGGTCGTGGCATAGCTCCCCCATCTGCTTACATGAGGTAAATATGGCTGAAGTTACTCACGAACAAATCTACGAAAGACTTATTGAAGTTGAAACCAAGGTAGATAGCATAGACAAGAACACAAAAGGTCTTGTAGAGGCTATAAACGCCCTTGATGGAGCTTTTAAAGTACTTGGATGGATTGCTTCTGCCGCCAAGCCTATTCTTTGGATAGGTGGGTTGATCATGGCCGCTGGCGCAGTTTGGCAAACTTGGATTAAAAAATGAAAGATTGGGCTGAAGCATTTATTGCTGCAGCCTGTATCACTTGTTTTGTCATCTTCTGTAGTTACATCATTCTTTGGGCGTATCCGTGAGATGGCTATTACTAATTCCATTTGTCCTTCTAGTAAATGCAAAATCCCCATGCACGATTGCAGAATTTTATGGAATTAGTTGGCTTGGTGACCCTAGTCTAAGACACTCACAGTTGTCTATGTGGCTATCAATAAATGGAGATAATTGTTCATCTGATCAATTGGTAATTATTTGGAATAATCTAGCAATGTGGGCGGGTACTGCTGATAGTGCTGAATTAAGAGGAAAGATTCTTTACTTTTATTCTAAAGCTGTGGAAAGGGAAAAGAAATGATAGATGTATTGTTGTGGTTGGCAGTGCCTTTAAATTACATCTATTGGATTTTTATTCACAGTGATCCCGCCAATACACAAATGGTATCCGATGGTTCAACCAGAGGGTTATCCAAACAGGACAGATGCACTTGAGCGTAGGGCTGAACGCTTACAAGAAGAATATGCACAAGCATTAAAGATGCGAAAAGTGAAGGACAAAATTGATGATCTTGAGTTTGAGTTGTATGTGAAGAAGGCAGAACGCAATCAACTAAGTCTTGAGATTTTTACTAACCGCAAACTGGACATATTTGTATGAATGAAAATACTGATGTAGTAGGTAAGTTGACTTACTCTGTAACCCTAATGGTGGCCTCTACTCTTTGCTTATCAGTGTTGGGAATGGTTGTGGCTTTTCTTTTAGGCTTATGGGCCAAGGAAGTTGATAATGCCGAGATCTTTGCCATGCTTCACCCTGCTTTTCAAACCATCATTGGTGGCTTTATTGGCCTTTTAGCGGGTGTCAAACTTTCCCATGGTGATAGTCACCATAAATGCAAACATTGTGGAGAATAAGTATGCTTGATATTCTTAGTGGTGGTTTATTAGGTTCAATCTTTGGTGGCATCTTTAGGATGGCTCCTGAAGTCCTTAAATGGATGGATAAGAAGAATGAGCGTGAGCATGAACTTAATATGTTTAAGTTCCAATGCGACTTGGAAGCTCAACGTGGCCAACAAAAACTTGCAGAAATAGGCGCACAACGTGAAGCTGCCGTAGATGTAGGGGTCATGGATGCCTTCAACAATGCCATTAATCAACAAGCAGAGATGGTTAAGGCCGCAGGTGGATGGGTAGCCTCACTTTCAGCTTCTGTGCGTCCAGTAGTAACATATTGGGTACTATTCGTTTGGTCATTTATCCATGTTTGGTTTGCCTATAACGCATGGCTTTTGGGCGCACCTGCTGCTGAAGTCTTTAAGACAATGATGACACCAGACTTTTCTGCTTTGTTATCAGGAACAATTAATTACTGGTTCCTTGACAGAACTTTGTCTAAGCGTGGCATATGAATTTAGAGATAGCCGCTTCACTATGTAAACAGTATGAAGGGTTTAGAAGTAAGCCCTATCTCTGTCCTGCGGGTGTGGCCACCATAGGGTATGGCTCCACCTATTACTCTGATGGGCGTAAAGTGACCCTACAAGACCCGCCAATGGATGAACCTGCGGCATCGGCACTGTTAATGTATGAACTTCAACATACTTACCTGCCTGGCGCACTGCGGAACTGTCCGATTCTTGCAACAGATGAGCGCAGACTTAATGCTGTAGTTGATTTCTGCTATAACCTCGGGATTGGCAGGTTGCAGACCAGCACTCTCAAAAGAAAAATAAATGCCCAAGATTGGGAAGGTGCTAAAGAAGAACTTAAGAAGTGGAATAAGGGTGGCGGCAAAGTGCTTGCTGGACTTGATAAACGTAGAAAATCTGAATGTAACTTCATGTAAAAATCATGCAAAATATTCCAACCATTGAAGACGCTAAGTTGTTTGCACAAAGTGTCAGAAAGTGGCAAGAAGTGTTGAGTCTTGGTGATTGGCGTATTGAAAAAGGAACAAAGCCCGCTAAAGCGGCCATGGCTTCTGTTGAATTTACTCCTGCTGCTAGGCTTGCGGTTTATCGTTTAGGTGATTTTGGTGCTGAAAAGATAACACCTGAAAGCTTGGATAGAACCGCATTACATGAGTTACTTCACATCTTTTTACATGATTTGATGTCTGTAGCTACAGATCCAAAGTCCTCAGATGATGACATTGAGATGCAAGAGCATAGGGTTATCAATCTGCTAGAAAACTTATTGACTAAGGAT